ATAGAGTGTTAATGTCATATTTATCATATGTCCACTTTGATAATGGCCACTTGAAAACTGCTATTGAGACTGACACCTCAAACACTTTAGGTGTGATATTGTTAATCTATATGGAAAATAAAAGATCAACTAGTAAAATGCTACAGGATGTTAGATATCTAGTCATGGGATCTCTCTCAAAATTCAGATGGTGGAAATCATTGATTGAAAAATATCATGAACCAATTAGATCTCCATTACAAGCTTATCTTCTAGCAAAGATTGAAAAATATATAATTGATATCAACACAAACTTGAAGACATATATTGATTCATTTAGATTTGGAAAAGCTCATCAAGAATCTGATATAATCTCGGATAAGTTGGCTGGTGTTATAACACTATTGCCAAGAGTGTTAACTAAAGGACCAAAGATTACATTCCAACAATTATTGTGTGAAATGTATTTCACAATGTTGTTTAATAAAAATCAAGATGATCCCACACATGCAACATTTCAAATATTGAATAAGATGTTAGATGGTGAAGAGTCTTTAAATGAAATCAAGAGAACAACTAAATTACACACAGGAGGATCCAATCCAATGGAGGATGCTGATGAACTTATTGATAGACCTCATAAAAATCAATTCTCTAAGTTTGCAATAATGATCGGATCCAAATTACAATCAATTGATCAATCTAATAAGAATCCAGCAGGCTTATCTCATATTAAGGCATCTCAGAATAATTTCCTAAATAAGCCTCTTTCAGAGTTTGCCACATATAAATCAAGTGCAGAATTTGAAAGGAATAGATATGATGATGGAATACGAACAAAACAAACCAAACAAAAAAAGATCATTAATGCAGATAAATTGGAAGAAAAATATCGTGAGGGTGGTGAGGATGATGAAGACCCAATTAGTCATACTTTTCCTCGACAAAATAGAAGAAGAAGATGTATTGAAGGTGTTATTGATCTCTTAAATAAAGGATATATTAGATCCTTTGATGTTATTAATAATGATATTATGAATGAGATGTATTTTCAAGTTTTCAAGAAAAACCAAATTGGTGGAGCAAGAGAGATATTGATCTTACCTATAGAAAAGAGAATCACAATAAATATATTAGAATCATTTTCAAGACTCATATGCAAAGATGATGATAGGGAAATGTTGAC